CCGACGAATGGTTTTACCGCCCCCGCTACGCTCAGATGCGTTTCAAAAATGTTGATCAGAGGTTACCTCACCCGTAGGTCTCTGATTAGCGAAGAAACCGCCTCTAGCGAAAGGGTCCTGGACCCCCATATCCAGTAGGAAAGATTGCACCATCAGAGTCCATCTCTTCCTTTAAGAGATGAAAACCTGAGGGCTGCGGAAGTTCCCCTCCGCAACCCCGCAATCAATCCTAAGCATCAGGTAGTTCCACTGGCACCCATATGCCAGGAAACGGGTTCCCTAGCCAGTAACCTTCAGACCTAATCAGTCTCAAGATAGAAGGATTGCTCCTAATACCCGTTTAACCGCTGTCTGCTCGCCCACTGTTACAGGTCTTATTAGACCCACTAGTTCCACCGCCCCCTGACATACGGGATCGCTTGGCGAACCAAACGAACCTCACGAGGTTCACTCTCAGAAGTTACTGGGAGCCTAAGGGTGCGCTACGGACGGAGGTAACACACACATCCCAAAGGTCTTACCCCGGGCATCACAGAGTTGCCAATGGCCTGATACCGACCCCAAATTAGAGAATCACTTCTCTAATTTTCTAGAGGTGGGTTATCAGATCGTCTGAACAGGCCAGAATATCGGTACCATTTCTTCAGAATACCCATCTGCTCCTTCGAGATATTATCACGAATCGGCTTATGAATATTCCTTGGAAGCGGTAACGACCCGAGAAAAGACTCGATATTTCAAATCTCCTCCCAGAGTGACTCTAGAGTTCCCCAGTCTAGGGAATCCAGAGTCATTTCTTCTAGTTTGGCGCGTAGGTCCCTCGCAGCAATATATGTATCAAGAAATGTCTCTCTATACACTGTCTCGTTAAGAGAATCGATAATGTACAACGGGGTTGTACGCTCGATCCCAGGGTGGGAATCGACCCGCCCCCCTTCCACAGGGGACGGGAGATCCTTAACCCAGGCAGCTTTACCAGAGACCGCTTGAGACATATAATGCTCCCGATCTCGCTTGACAGTTCCTAGGCGTTTTGCTTCCTCTAACAAAGGTTGCAACTCGTCTAGCTTTGAAAGGAGAGATGAGATCTCCTCCTTAAAGAACTCCCAAGTAAGTTTTTCGATCCTGTCTATAACCGAGGCGTAACGTCCGGATATCGATTTCATTGGTATCCAAAACGCTAAACCGCGGTAGGCAGGACCTAAGGGACCATAGTAAGCCAGAATATAGTTACGCAACCGTTTTGGCAGTAACGTCAACCGTTTGGAGATGTTGGCTTTTGCTCTAAACCCATAACCCAGGACCGACATCGTCTGTCCTAAAGTTAATGAGTACTTCCGAACAAGCTCGAGTAGACCGGCAAAGGATTGCCGACCTATCACGAACTCTCGGAAGGAAATTCCCGAAACGTCCTTTCCATTATAAAAGGTCCGTTTCGCGAATTCTAGAGCAGAACCAGAACCGGAACTCATAGATTTATGAGCCCCGATCCCCACCCCCATACGAGACATTAAAGCCGCGTATTGCTTGGCTACAGACTGGCTTGCTATGACTACGTCATCTCCCAAGATGGCGTAGCCTGCGAACCACCCTGAACCTAGTTTTACCTTACCTGCCAAGAAGGCAGACCACTGAACGAACGCATGGTGGATGAATGCTAACATCGCCCATGAACTCAATGCTCCCATTGGCTGACCGGTACCATATATGAGATAACCGTCACTAGATAAAGGGATAGAAATTTTCTTTCCCTTCACCATAGTGCGATAGGTTTTCCCACAATGGTATTTTCGACCAATCAATAGGGATGCCCATAATTCAGCCCCCCAACTTGTTAAGTAGGGAGACAGAAGAACCTTCTGTAGGATGATAGGTATCCGATCAGTTGCGGACGACAGATCGAATGAATGAAGGGAAATTGAAGAACGAGTTGTTAATTCTTTCTTCGCCTTCCATTCAAACAGACGATAAATCGGTCGTACTTGATCGAAGGTACCATCCTGAGGAATCATGGACAATAGCTCAAAGATACGCCGATGTAGCTTATCAAAGAGCCATTGAGTAAATGGATCCACCATAGCAAACACTCTCACCTTCCCCGCTGGTTCCTCTTTGAACCCCAACCGCCCGAGGTGGTTTGTTGCTTCGAAGGGACACCCAGGAGAGTCAGGAGCTAAAGGTAGGGAATCTTCCCATACCCATAACCGCTGACCCCACTGTTCTATCCTGTTAATGATCCATGTGGATTTAGTCATCTCACACCAATTCCGTAAGTACGGAAAGAGTGGAGAGATAAACCACGCATGGGCACTAGCAAGAAGAGCAGCGGGCGATGTCGCCTGGGCCCCACCGGGCACATTTCCACCGCGAACGGCTGGAGAACTCTTAGAAATCATAAAGGGTAAGGCTTTGAGACCCTTCATGAACGACAATGGAGACCAATCCTCACTCCTTACCTGACCCATAAGTGCTTTCCCAAAGCGCTTAAGAGAAAGGAGGAAATGAGTACTTATGAAGTGACTAAACTCATAAGTCAATTGGGACTCCATGGTTGTTCCGTCAGAGATAGAGTTGACTCTCAGTTTTGGAGGACAATCTAACACTCGATAGAGTGAAAACATTGTCAACCAAAATCTGATCGTCCACTCGTCTCCCTGACGAATCGCACGGCGATGAATAGCCGGGATTATTGAAGGGCACCCACTATGGGTCCGACCGATTCTCGCTCCGAATGGAGTGAGATCGTGCAGTCTCTGACCCCCAATATACTGTTGAAGAAGAGAGTAACATCCTTTCAAGTACAGAACGAGAAAGGTGTTACCTCCCCTCTTTCGCAAGTTATAAAGAGTGGCCAGTGTGGTAAGGCAAACTTTGACGACTGATAGGTTAACTCTTCGCCCCAGCAGAGAAACCATACTGAGTATGTGTTTCAATGCTGGTCGCCCAAGTTTTACCTTGAGCATGGCATTAAGAGACGCAAAAGAGCTTAGCAGCCGACTCCATGCGCGGCTAGGCATTCGCTTAGTCGTATTCATGTTGAAGACTGTTAAATTCTTTTGTTATTCATTAGAATCGTCTCTTAAACTTCGGTTTCCCTGTGAAGGGGCCGCAGCCAGCCTTGGAAGGCTTTGGAAGAGGTCCAATCAGGCTTATCCTGTCTTATCTCACCACATCCATCCCCCCCATCTTCTTACGAAGATATTGGGAAGAACATGGATTGACCGAACAGGATACCTGCCACGCGCAAACCCTTTGAGGTACTTTCCCTCTGGGCCTAAGGGCTGTCAACCCCAGGTTGCCAGTGCCTTAAGCGAATAAGGCAAGGTCATCCTCCCCCATCAAGTCTACGCGCGTCCAAATGGTACGTTGGGGTCAAACCCCAGATGCGAGCACACTGATGCACTCCCATCTGAGATTCGCCATCCGGCGACTTTCAGATGAGCAGGGAGATTAATCTCCC